GACACGACTTGCACCGTTATCATGACGGACTCTAGTGTCATCCCCGCGCGCACGCTCCGCACCGGACGGCTCAAGATCAGCAAGACTGCTGACCCTCTGACCATCACCGCTGCATTCGCTGCCCTTGGGGTTCCTGCTTCCGAGCAGAAGGATGAGGATCCGGCTCCGGCCGACCCCATCAGGTGGTGCCCAAAGTGTGGTGCCACCCATCCGTCGCAGTGCAACTGCCCGGAGTACAAGCCCAAGTACGTAAAAGGGAAGTCCCAGGCGAAGGTGTGTAAGGTGTTCATCCGTGATGGCATCTGCCGTGACAAGAAGTGTGGCCTCAGCCACCCTTGCAAGTCCACCCCCGCTAAGGGCCCTGCTGTGAAAGCAGGAGGTGAGAACGAGGAGAAAGCCATGGCGCCTAGCGCCGCACTGCTCCCCCTCTCTCCGCCGGTGATTGCTCCTAAGAGCGCCCGCAAGGGTGCCGCCAGCGTGGCAGAGCACACCGATGAGGCGCCAGTCCCCGCGACCAAGTCGCTGCGGGATATGGTTGCCGCCAAGATGGTGGAAGTGGAGTGCGATCTCGAGATTGCCCGCCTCACGGCGGAGCTGCAGTCTGAGTACGACATGCGCACCGCCACCATCTCCGGAGCCGTGTGGACCATTGGTGACCTCAAGCAGCGCAGACACGCTGCCGTCGTCCCCTGGTTCCTCGGCGAGCGCCAGGTCAGCTACCTCAAGCGTGCCTACCCTCACATTCAGCTCATCATCCCCGGCAAGCGCCGCGATGGTGGCGATGTGCAGCGTGTGCACCCCCACCCGATCCTTAATATGGAGCGAGCGTGGGCGGAGACTGATGCTGTGGACCTCCTGAAGCGCCTGTGCAAGGCGCGCGGGGTCAAGTTCGATGAGACCACCAAGATCATCGACGTGGGAGGCAATCCGAACCGCCACGGCTGATGAAGCGCACACACGTGCACTCAGCCAATCCCATCCTCTCTTCCGCTGACGTGCTTCGCTCCCACCTTCACCATGGTGCGACCGGCACGTGCTCTCACACGGCTCAGGCCTGTGATTGCTTTCGAGCAGCGGCTTTTCTGTCGGTCGACTCCATCTACTATCTGGAGCCGCAACTGATCGCAGAACTGTGTGAGAAGTCCCTCGCGAACACTTTCGTGGCCGTGTGCCATGAGTTCGACCATGCCTTTGGGGCATTCGCTGAGGGCGAAGCTACGTACCAGCTTCTGGGCACCACCGAGGTCACCATGAGTGTGCGAGGCAATTCCAAAGCCTACCGCCACTCCAACCTCGCTTGGATGCGCCAAAATGCGTGCCCCGTGCAGGGAAAGGATGGCAGCGTTAAGACGCTGGCGTGGACGAAGATCGATACCTACGCAAATCATTCCACCTTCCTCTTCACGGTGACAGACGTCGTCGTTCCCGTGGACCTTCCCATGTCCACTGACCTGACCTCATGCCTCCAGAGCACCTCCTATTATGGAGAGGTGCCCATCTCTGGTGCGCTCTCTGAGTCGGGCAAGGTCGCAGTGGCAGGAGACATTCTCTCGCTGCCTGGCACGAAGCTGTACTCCTGGGGAGGCAGCATTATCGTGTATCAGTCGACCTGGAACCTCACCATGTGCTGCCCCAAGGGGGCTGTCGCGATGATCGAAGCGTGGTCCATGGGCCGCGCTCGCACTCCCGACAACTTCAGACTCGCGCTGGCCTACGCGCGAGGCGTCATGAAGAAGTACAACATTCCTGAGGAGCTGTTGGCGCCTGCGATGTTCGCGGCCACAACGCTGGGGTTCGTGCGCAATGTGGCGTTCGAGACCAGCGTGCTCCATGGCGTCATCTCCCCCCTTCTGCCCACCATCGCGGCGCACAAGGATGCCTTGGACCACAAGTTCAAGATCGTGTGGACCTGGAAGCGCGCATGTGCTGCTATCATCGCAGCTGGCGCCCTCACGGGTGGCGTGCTGGCTACGGCCGGCGCCCTGGCAGGCCCAGCAGCCGCCATCTACACGGGAGGAGCCATTGCCGCTGCCGCCTTCGGAGGCGTCACCGGCATGTGGGCGAAGCACGTGTTGACTAACCATCCCACGCCACCCACTCCTGGCAGTCTGGCATTTCCTGAGTACTACGCGAACCGCGCGTCTACTATGCCCAGAACCACTGTCAAGCACCTCGGCGCTGGCATCAGACTGCCAGCGACCGACCCCAAGACCACTGTCGAGGAGGCTCTCAACCCCGACAAGCTGGACCCCTCTGCCAAGATCACCATCGTCGACTCTACTGAGAACCGTGAGCGCGATGGGCAGGGGCCTCTTCAGCCTGGCGGCATCGTTTCCGCAGGCAGCATCCCCGTCGTGCCATCCAACAGCGCCGCTTCCGCAATCATTGCGATGTGCGAGCGCATCCTCAAGAAGGGCCCCTGGGGCCGAGGAGAGGTGGACAAGGAGTTCTTCGTGCTATTCGAGAACTGGGTGATGAAGAATCTTGGTGATATGGGACTCGGCCCGAAGACCGTGAAGGCTGTGCCGTTCAAGGAGTGGAACCAGCACTACCCGGCAGCCCAGCAGGCGATGCACTTGCGTGCCCTGCATTCCATGGGCGTCGGCGACTTCAACGAGCGACTGGTGAATGAGCGGGGAATGTTCACCAAGATCGAGTCATTGGCCAAGTCCACGCCTGAGGGCGACCCCAAGGTCGCCCCCCGTGGCATCCAGAGCGGCACACCCGTGCACAACGTCGCTACTGGACCCTTCTGCAAGGCATTCTCCAAACGCCTTGCTGAGGTGTGGTCTATCGACGGCCACCCATTGGGACCCAAATACACCTCTGGCGCCTCCGCTGAACAAATCGGCGCCATGTTCAAGCAAGCCTGTGATGGCCTGGAGGGCCGGCTCGGAATCATCGAAGGTGATTTCGCCCGTTTCGACTCCACCATCCACCGCCTCTTCCTGCTCCTCGAAGCTCGCATCTACTCGCACGTAGGATGCACCGAGCAGGCGCACGCTGCATTCATTGCGTGCATCAAAACCGTGGGCCGCGATAAGTTCGGCACCCGGTATGAGGTCGATGGAGGGCGCCACAGTGGCGACCACAACACTTCCTGCGGCAATTCCCTTCTCCAGGGTCTTGCCATTCTCTTCTGCTGCGCGTTCTACGACGCCAGCCAGACCGGCATTCTCCTTTCGTACAAGGACATCATCGCCAAGTATGAGATCACCCTGCCCGTGCTCGGTGACGATAACTTGGTCATTGGTGAGCGCACTTTCATCGACGCGCTGCCGCTCAAGGGACTGCTCCTCAAGCTCGGACTCGAGCTGGAGCCCAAGAAGCACATTGGTCCTAACGCGAAATACCTCGCGTCCTTCTGCTCCTCGCGGTTTTGGCCGGTGGAGGGAGGTAAGGTGGTGCTAGGGCCTGGAATCGGCCGAGGCATCGCGAAGTCGGGGTGGTATGTCAATCCCCCCGCAGGTGTGGACATCAGGAAGCTAGTGCGCTCAGATTCGATTGGGCGCATGCAAGATAACAGCTTCATCCCCTTCCTGCGCCACATGTGGGCCCGCAACCACGCCCTGACCAAGGGCGCCGGTGTCTACATGACGCGCGAGATGCGGCGATCGCACCTCAACAATGCCCACGTGGCGCAAACCTACCAGCCGTGCGATGACACTTACCGCATGCTGGAGGCGGTCTACGGCCTCACCCGCGAGCACGAAGCGGAGTATGAGCGCATGATCGGACAGGTCAAGAGCCTGCCTTGCATCGTGGACTACGCCCCCCTGATGGGCGTCACTGGAGCCATGGCCGTCGACGGCGTGGCTCCGTCGGATGGAGAGATTTACCAGGACGACGCGGCGGTTGAGGACACTCCCGCCATGTCGGACGAGGCATTCATTGCCGCCGTCGCCAACCTTTCTGCGCCCTCGCAGGACTGGACTCCTAAGGTGCTGCGCAAGCAGGCCTCCCCCACCCGGCAAACCATGGACGACGAGGCGAAGTCGTTCCATGTCGAGGATGACGAGAGCTCGGTGGAGCTCATGCCGTTCCTCAACCCCTTCGACAACTAAATCGAAGAAGAACCTGTTCCTACCCCGGGTGGTGTGCTGCTAACACACCAACCTGGTAAAGACCTACGAGTGGTTCCAAGGCCACCGGTGATCTCCGCCCTTAATTGGGAGTTCCACGATCACATTCTGAGGACCAGGTTATTGGGCCGAAAGGCCAAGTGCGGGAACAGCATGTGTGCCACTGGCATCGCACCGTCTCCAAGATTGACGGCACATGTTGACCAAGCTCGACGTATTGAGCTGCCCCTTTGTCTGACACCGCGCCTAGCACCGCCGTGTCCACCAAGTTCCCCCCCCACCCCCTCACACTCCGCCGTATCCGGAGTATCGTTCTCTTCTCTTGCCCCAGCCCAAGACATGCCTCCCAAGGCCCGTAGCGCAGCGAACAAGAAGAAGATGCAGAAGTCTCTGCCTAAGAAGAGCCGGGGCGCCCCACAGCGCGCGCCCGCCCGCAAGACCCCCCGCCAGCCACGACAGCGTGCTGGCCAGCTGGGGCTCGGGCCTTTGCGATTGGGCGGTGGTCGTGACTCAAACGTCACCACCCGCCGCAGCCAGGTGATTGAGGAGGACGAGTACATCGGCGAGGTCGCCGGGTCCGTCGCCTTCGCCACTACTGGCTACGCTTGTAACCCAGGTCAAGCCCTGGTTTTCCCGTGGGGCAACAAGGTTGCCTCGCTGTACGAGGAGTATGAGTTCGAGATGCTCGAGTTCTACTACAAGCGTGAAGTGAGTGAGTTCTCCACCAACGGACAGGCGGGCAAGGTCATGCTCTCCTTCGACTTCAACGCCGGCGACCCCGCACCTCTGTCTAAGCAGCAGGTCGAGGATTCGGTGCCGCATTCCGATGGGATGCCGTGCACGCCGGTGGTTCGCCTACCCATTGATTGCGCCCTCCTTCGCCGCAATCCGGGCAAGTTCGTTCGTGCTGGCGCGCAGCCCGCGAACACCGACATCAAGACCTTCGATGCCGGGCGACTGTATGTCTCCACCTTTGGCAATGCCAACACTTCTACCATTGGTGAGCTCCGCGTCCGCTACCGCGTCAAGCTCATCAAGCCCGTCCTCGAGTTCGCTTCTGGGGACGGAGGTGCCGTTCACTTTTCCAGCATTGCAGCCACCACCGCCGACAACTTCGCCGGCGCTGAGCTGCAGTCTGGTGGCACTCCTGGCCTGCTCGGAATCACGGCTGCTGCCAACGTCGTGACTCTCCCCGCTGGCATTCCCGGTAACTACATGCTTACGCTCGCTGTGGCAGGTGCGACCAGTGCTTCACAGCCTGCTTTCACCGTTTCCGGAGGCGTTTCCAATCTCAGCCTCTGGACCAAGTCAGCGGTTCGCGACAACGTCGCGTTCGTGTTTAGTACCAATGGAGCCACTACCTACCCTGCCGTGATGATCTACACCTTCACTCTCACGGCGGCTGGTGGCGCGGTCACCCTCAACTCCCCGTCGACCATTACTGGCACGGGGTCCATGGATCTGATCATCGTGTCGCTCCCCCCCACGCTTCTCACGCGTGGTTCTGCCTCCCCTGCGCTGTCCAATGCCGCAGAGGAGCGTCTGCTGCGCCTCGAGCGCATGCTGCTGCGAATCGACGAGGAGGAGGATGAGTATCCCCCCCCTGCCTCGGCTTCCAGTGCGAGCGCGGCAGCTGCTGCTGCCCCTCGCGATGGTTGGTTTCGTCGTACCAGCCGTCCCCCTCCGGACCTGTTCTCACCTCAGGGTGATCGTCCCCTTCGAGCCTAGCGAGCTCATTGTAACTGTCTAGCTGCCACTGGGTTTCTGCCCACGCCTCGTATTGATGTATGGTCGTGTTTCCGACCAAGCGGGCCATGGATGGACCGCGCCTCCCGGACGTTATGAACCCGGCCTGAGCAGCGTCCCCATCTGGTTGATTTTTTCCACCGCCTATCTCTACTGTTCCGTGACACTCACGTCCTCTCAACCCCTCCGCCCCTGTCTTAAAAATGCATTGCACATAGCAGGTGGTGTTATCTGGTGTTCATGACACTCACGATCTTCGCAGTATCGCCAGTGTAGCTTCTTGTCGTGGAAAACGCGCCAACGCTTGCTGTCTGTACTGACTTCTACGGAAGCGGTCCTCCTGGGGGTAACCAGGCGACCTACCAAAAACGATTATTAAAAACCACTACCTGAAAC